GTCTGTTGGTAATGTAAATGTATATTCGTCTGTTGGCGGAGAATAAACAATAACCATATTGTTTTGTTCTGCACTATCAGATACATCTCTCCAAACAAAATTACTAGATGTTGCTGCCGCACCAAAATAAGTTAATGATATCTCGCCTTTAAATGCTAGATTAGTTATTTCAGTACTTGAAAGTGTTATATAACTGCTTACCGCATTTGCGACATCTGCCTGTGTATTAACTGTAACTGTAGTGTTAGATAAATTTGTCTCAGTTGATGCACCCACTGTACCTTGTGCTGTTACTGGCGTTAATGTGGTTGTTAATGAAACTGTTGGGTCAGTTGTAGTAAGGTCAAATGTATTTAAATCTAAAGTACCACCTAACTGCGGTGATGTATCTTCTACAAGATTGTTTATTGAAACTGCTTGTGTTCTAGCATCAGTATAATATAAGTTTGTTGTACCTTCTGATAAATCATCTGTATCTTTGGCAGTGAATGCTGTGTTGAAATCTGCTTGACTAAAACTTTCTCCTGGAACAAAGTTACTACCATTCCATATGATAGTTTGACCTGTTGTAGGAGCCGCTGTGGTAGTATCTACATCATTTAATGCGTCTATACTATGATTGGCAAGACTGCTTGTAGTAGTTGGAGTGCCCGTAAAATTATTATAATCTAAGTAATATGACCCTGTTTGGCCATCTAATGTTTCTATAAAATTAGAGTCTGCTTGTAGTTGGGCATATCTTGCATCAACCCTCGCTTGAGTATAATAAAGATTACTTGTGCCTTCTGTTAAATCATCTGTATCGTGGTTAGCGATACTAGTAACTGTACCGGTTACTGCTCCTGATATCGTAGTTGCGTTTAAAGTTGTGAAAGTACCAGCGGCAGGTGTAGTTGCGCCGATTACTGTGGCGTCTATATTTCCTGGACCATTGATATCTATGTCTGCAAATGTTGATAGACCCATAGAGGTAACATTACCAGATAAATCACCAGTAAATGCACCAATCACATTAGTTGTAGTAAGTACATTTGCTACAAGGTCTGCACTTGCAGAGCCAACTTTTAATTCGAATTTGTCGGCAGTTTCATTCCAAAGAATAGATGCGTTATCACTTGTTCCTCTTTCAATTTCGATACCACCATTTTCTGTTGGTGTACCGGTTACATTTGAATTGACGAGGAGTATGTTGTCAGCAATCGTTACAGTTTCGGACTCTACTACAGTTTGAGTTCCGGAAACAGTCAGATTACCATCAATTTTTAGTGTACCATTTTTAGGTTTGATTACGGCATTACTTGCGCCGTTATCTAAAATTAATGTTTCGCCTTTGAGAAATAATTTATCACCAAATTTAATCTGTTCTGCCATTGTATTCTTCCAAAAAAATAAACTTTATAATGTTAATTGTATTTATCTTTATAGCAGGCAAACGGGCAATAAAAAAGCCACCCGAAGGTGGCTTTCTATATTCAATTTATAATATAATAAAATATTATAGGAATGAAAGGTTTGACATAGCAATTTTTGAAACATAGTCAGCCGCATTACCAAGTGATGATGCAGTGTTGTTTAGTTCAACATAACCATAACGAGTCATGAATGATACTACTGGCTCAAAAGTGCCTGGGTCAACCACAACGCCTGATGACATTAATGGAACGTACGGGCAATAGAACGCAGCCGCGTCAATTTCGCCTTGACCTTTATAACCAAGAAGTACTGGTGTAGCATCGTTGGCATAAGTGTTTACGTAAATACGCATAGTACCGTTTAGAGTACCAACAAACTTAGTGTTTGTAGGTGCTTCGAAAGTACCTTCAGTAGTACGAGCAAATGCTGATGTAGTTGCTGACTGTAGCACTGTAAGTGCCGCAGGTGAAACAACTGCCCAGTTTGCCGCGCCTCTACGAGTGCGTTGTGCAATTAAGTTTGCTTCTCTGTTCATCATAGTTGCAAGTGCCGCATGTTCGTCACCAACAAATGTTGGAGTACCTGTTGCTTGAGTCTGGTCATATGACGCAGAACCTGTTGCTAGGTTACCTAATGATGTTAAGATTTCTTGGTCAATTTCAGCAGTGATTTCCATAGCAAGTGCTGCCATGATTTCTGCTTCAACATCCAAACCGTGCATTGAATTAGCATCTTGTGCCGCTTCAAATGTCCAACGTGCTGATAACTTACGTGTCTTCGCTTCAACTGTTTGCTTTAACACTTGAATTGACATTTTGTTACCTGCATCGCCTTCCATTGACGAAGTAGACGCCGGAGCGTTTGTACCGTCGCCAGAATATGCTGTAGCAATATCAAAAGGTGATAGTGCTTCTGAACCTGCTGTAGTTGAACCTACAGTTTCAGCATATCTTACACGTAGTGTATGGATTTGTCCTACTGGACCAGTCATTGGTTGAACACCAATAATTTCGTTTGCAATTACAGTTGGCATAACACGTCTAATGATTGGTAAAATAACTTTGTTCAATGTAGCAATATTACCAGCCTGTGATGCACCTGCTGTAGCACTTTCTGTAAGTGCTGATTTTGTGTTTTCTAAAACTGAAGACATTACGTCACGTTTGTTACCTTCTAGACCGTCTAGTAAAGTTTCACGTGTAGTGTCCCAATTATTTCCTTCGAAAAGATTTTCCATCTTTCTCTCCTGTTTCTGGTTATTATTTAAGTCCAGCCAATTTCTTTAACTGGATTATATTGGCATCGCTACCCTGTGATGGTGACGCTGAAGTTACTACTTCTTCGTCTCTATCGCCAGTGTGTTCTGTTACTTTGCCTTCATTTAACGATTGTTTTGCCTCTGATGAGACTGTCTCATTCAAAACTGCAGGTAAATACTTCTTAAATGCAGATTTTAAATTAGTTGTTTTTACTGTTTCAAGTAAGTCAACCATTACTGTACGCTTTTCTTTGCCTAGAGGCGATAAAAGACTTTCCATGACCTTGTTTCGGTCCATTCTGTCTTCTAACACTTTCTGTGCAGTTTCGGCGCTTGTAATTGCTGATTCTTTCTCAGTAATTGTGTCTTCTAACTTCGCAATCTTAGTAGCGGATTCTTCTAATTTCTTAGACATCTTAGCAACTTCAGTACCTTCACTTAATTGTGAGGTCATGAATTCGCCTGCGAATGTATCAAAAATCTTACGGCCAAACTCGTTTTCTTTCGCCGCTTGGATGTCCTCTTTAAGAACAGCCAATTCAGAACGTAGAGCAGTATCAATTGTCTTTTCGACTAATTCTGCTGAACGCTTGATAAATGAATTCTTAGTTTTAGTAAGAATTTCTTTACCTTCTGCTACCATGCGTACTTTAGTTTGCACTAAATCACGCTTATCATCGTGGAACTCTGCCAATTCACGTGAAAGTTGTTTAACAACGAATTCTTTAGTTCTACCTAAATGTTCGTTAACTTTCTTGCGGTCGGCTCTAAGTTCTTTGACTTCATTTGCTAATTGAGAAGTAATGAATTTTTCAAGGATTGATGCATGTTCAGAAATTGCTTTCTTATATGCAACACGCTCTGCGATTAGGGCTTCACGGTCTGTTTTAAACTCATCCATTTCAGTTTTGATTGCAGTTGAAAGCATGTTATCCATTGCTTCAACAATCACTGATTTGTCGTGTTCAAACTTTTGTGCGAACTCTTCACGCAACTCGGCTGTTATCTCCTCTCTTGCTTCATTTATTTGTGCTTCCCAAGCCTCTGAAATTTGAGTAGAAACTTCTTCACTCAAAACATCAGACTCAAGAAGGCCAGCAAGGATTTCATTTTGTGCCATTGTTGGTTCTCCTTCTTCTATTAAAGTTTAAGTTCTCTTATGAACTTAACTATTTCTTTTGACAAGTACTTTTGTGCTGTCTTGTCGTGTTGAACACTCTGTGCTAACTTCCATGTATCAAAGCCGCCATTCATGTTCATTAATCCTTCGTATATTGCTTTTGGATATGCATCCGGGGCACTTGGCTGTGCCACAATATCAACCGTGATAATTTCATAATTGCTCACTTTGCCACTATTGTCAACTTCACCAGAACCACGAGACGAGACACCTAAAGTGGCACCTGATTCGATTAATGTTCTAATAATGTTGCCCATTGGCGTAGGAACAATTTTAAGTTTACCAAATCCGTCTGCACCGTCCATCCACATATTTTCAATAATGTGTGATACTCGGTCAACGTTGACTGTTAATTCAGGTGGATGGTCGCATTCGCCTAAAACTGGAAATCCTTCCTTAATTCTTTGTTGGACTGATTCCACTGCTTTTTGAATTTCGTTCACAGGATACATTCTTTGGTTAGCATTTTTGACGTTACCCTGTACAAAAATACCTTCCATAAACATATTCTTTTCACCTGACTCGTTCTCAACAATACGTGATTTAACGTTTGCTTGATTATGTGTATATTTTTCAATAAGAACTGTCATTGGTTTCTCCTAAAAAGATTTTATTACTTAGGCTTTTTTCGGCGCTGGCGCTTTTTTATTGCCAACTGTGTTTACATT